TAGGTGATCCTAGAATGGCAGCACAAGAATGTGATTGTGATTTTAGCACTTCTGGTGATGTAGTATTTTATCCTGAATATATAGAATTTTATGAAAAAACCTACATTAAAGAACCTCTGGAACGTAGGGGAACTGATCGTAATTTATGGGTTTGGGAACCATGTGACTATTCAAGAACTTATATGGTGGTTGCTGATGTCGCTCGTGGGGATGGGAAAGACCATTCTGCGTTCCATATCATTGATGTGGAAAACAATGTGCAGGTGGCTGAATATAGAGGACAATTAGGTACCAAAGAATATGGACATTTACTAGTAGGTATAGCTACAGAATATAATGAAGCATTATTAGTAATAGAAAATAATAGCATAGGTTGGTCTACAATACAAACAGTTATAGATAGAGGCTATACAAATCTCTACTATTCACCTAAGAGTGGAGAAGTAAGAGCTGATTCATATTTTGAACAATATATGGATACATCAAAAATGACACCAGGATTTACAATGTCATCAAGAACAAGACCAATGGTTATAAGTAAATTCCAAGAGTCACTATCTGATAAAGGAGTTACATTTCAAAGTAAGAGATTATTAGAAGAAATGAGAACTTTTGTTTGGAAAAATGGCAAACCAGAAGCACAATCAGGTTATAATGATGATTTGGTATTAAGTTTTTCTATAGGCCAATATATGAGAGACACAGCATTTAAATATAAACAACATGGAATGGATTTAACAAAAAATATGTTAAATAATATATCTTCTAATAAACCAAAACATATAGGAGCATATTCACCTTCTACTAATTCTAACCCATATAAAATAGATAACCCATACTCAGGTGGGGAAGAGGACATTAGCTGGCTTCTATAATATTTATAATAATATAAGGATATAATAAAATGGCAGATACAAGATTATTTTCAAGATTAAAAAGGTTATTCTCAACAGACGTTATAATACGTAATCAAGGTGGAGACCAATTAAAAGTTGTTGATATAAATAAAATCCAACAATCAGGTGAGTATGAGAATAACTCACTAGTAGATAGGTTTAATAGGTTATATTCAACATCTCCTACATCCTTATATGGTTATCAAAGTAACTTCAATTACCAAACATTAAGACCCCAATTATATTCAGAATATGATTCTATGGACACAGATGCTATTATAGCTTCTGCATTAGATATTATAGCTGATGAGTCTACACTTAAAAATGACATGGGTGAAGTACTTCAAATTAGAAGCTCAGATGAAAATATACAAAAAATATTATATAACTTATTTTATGATGTTTTAAATGTAGAATTCAACTTATGGCCTTGGATTAGAAATATGTGTAAGTATGGAGATTTCTTTCTTAAATTAGAAATTGCAGAAAAATTCGGTGTTTATAATGTTATACCTTATAACGCCTTCCATATTGAAAGATTAGAAGGTGGAGATCCTGACAAACCAGCTGATATTCAATTCCAATTTGACCCAGATGGTTTATCAACAGGTGGGTATGGTTATTTTAATGTTCCAACAACTGATAATGTAATGGGTAATGCTATTATATTTGATAATTATGAAATGGCTCACTTCAGATTATTAACTGATACAAATTTCCTTCCATATGGTAGATCATACATAGAACCAGCACGTAAACTGTTTAAACAGTACGTTCTAATGGAAGACGCAATGTTGATACATAGAATAGTAAGAGCACCTGAGAAACGCGTTTTTTATATGAATGTAGGTAATATTCCACCTGCAGAAGTAGAAAACTTTATGCAGAAGACTATTTCTAAAATGAAACGTACACCTTATATTGACCAACAAACAGGAGAGTACAATCTTAAATACAACATGCAGAACATGTTAGAAGATTTTTACATACCAGTTAGAGGTAATGATACAGCAACTAAAATAGATACTACACCAGGATTACAGTATGATGGTATTGCTGATGTAGAGTATTTAAGAGATAAACTATTTGCTGCTTTAAAAGTTCCTAAAGCATTTATGGGTTACGATGAAAATACAGAGGGTAAAGCAACATTAGCAGCACAAGATATTAGATTTGCTCGTACTATAGAAAGAATTCAAAGAATTATGGTATCTGAATTACAAAAGATAGCATTAGTTCACTTATATACTCAAGGTTATAAAGATGAAAATCTAACAAACTTTGAATTGTCTATGACTACTCCATCAATCATATATGATCAAGAAAGAGTAGCATTAATGACAGAAAAAATGACATTAGCACAATCAATGCTAGATAGTAAATTAATTCCATCTGATTGGATTTATGAAAATATATTCCACTTTAGTGAGGATCAATATGATGAATATAGAGATTTAATCAATCAAGATACAAAACGTAATTTTAGATTAAATCAGATAGAGGCAGAAGGTAATGACCCACAAGAAACAGGTAAATCTTATGGCACACCTCATGATTTAGCATCATTATATGGGATGGGTAGAACACAATCTGACCCATCAAATGTTCCAACAGGATATGATGAGAAAAAACCATTAGGAAGACCAAAGAAAAAACATTCAAAATCACATACTCAAGATAGCGCATTCGGAAAAGACCCAATAGGTAGAGATGGAATGAAAAAAGATTATAATGATAATGGCAGACTTAAACCATCTTTTAAAGGCGGTTCTCCATTAGCTTTAGAAACTTTAAACATGTTAGATAAAGTACCTTCACCGCATCGTACTGAAAAACAATTAGTGTTTGAGCAGGATAAAAAGAAAAATAGCCTACTTGATGAAAAACAGTTGAAAGAGTAAAATTTTTTTATATATTTATAATAAACTAAACATTGAAGAATGAACATTAAGCATTCAAAGTACAAAAACGCTGGCGTCCTTTTTGAGTTATTAGTAAGACAAATAACTACAGATACATTAAATGGTAAGGATTCTAAGGCAAGTATTATCCTAAAAGAATATTTTGTAAAAACAGAATTGGGAAGAGAATATAAATTATATGAGACTCTATTCAATAAGACAAGTATTACAGAAACTAAGGCTGATATAATTCTATCAACGTTATTACAATCTTCTAAAAATTTAAATAGAAGAGCACTTAAAAGACAAAAATATAATCTAATTAGTGAGATTAAAAAACATTATGATGTTACTAAATTTTTCTCTCATAAATTACCTCATTATAAAGTACAAGCAGCATTTTACACTTTAATAGAAAGTTTTTCTCAAGAAAATCCAAATAACACTCAACAGGTTATAGACAATAAAATAACTATCCTAGAACATTTATCAGCTGCAACAGTTGAAAAAGATAAAGTAAAAGAATCAGTATTAGAAGAATTTAAATCATATGATAAAGATTTAAGAATTTTAACAACTAGAGTTTTACTAGATAAGTTTAATGACAAGTATGAGGATTTACTTGAAAGTCAAAAAGAAATTTTAAGAGAACTAATCACATCAATTGATAACACTCCTAAATTAAGAGAATTTCATAATTTAAAAGTTAATGAAATTAAAGAAGAATTAGAAGGATTAAATACTGAAGTCTCTGATAAAACAACACAAATAAAAGTTAATGAAGTTATTAAGATGTTACCTACATTAAGTAAAACATCAAAGGTTAAAGATGATGATCTAACTAACCTATTACAATATTATGATTTAATAGAGGAATTAAAGAATGTACCGGTTCAAGCTTAAAGAAATAGAAGTAGGAGACACTGAAATTAGAGGTGGTAAAAAATCTACTGTGACTGATATTGATCCCGAAACTGGAGCTATATCCTGGGATGTAGCAGACGCAGCTGATTTCTCTTCAACATATAAGGCACTTCAAAAAGCTAAAGACTTTTTAGACACACTAGAAAAAGAAGGCAAAGCTAAAGACGATACTACAATAGATAAATTCTCAGAACAAATAGCAGATTTATTTAATGAATTCAGAACACACGTTAGAAAAAATTATCCAAAAGAATATGAACGTGTATCAAGATTAAAAGAAACAGCCCTATCAGACAAATTAATAGAACCTTTTGATAAAGCACTTAAAAGTGGAGAAATAGGTTTAACTAAAAATAAGGAGTTAATTGATAAAATAACTCAACTTATGAAAGGTTTAAAAGAAGGTCATGGTTTAGATCAAGGTGATTTAGATTATCTACAATTTATAGCAGACAAAAATCCAGATGATACTAAGCTAGAAAAAATAATTAAGTTTTTAACTAAATCAAACATACTAGTAGATAAAACAAAAGATTTATCTAAAGGTAAAGAAGTTGAAGAAGGTTTGTTTGATAAAAAGCTAGATTCTTCAATTGCTACTATTTTAAAAAAAGAAATAAGTGATATTCTTAAAAAGAATCCAAATTTTAAGCCAATAGATATTGCTAGAGTTTTAAACCCTAAAGACCCTGAACTGCTTTTAACAAGATTTAACTTTGTTAATGAAGAAGATGTTGAAGAAGGTGAAGGTATGGGATATTTAACACCAAGAGCTTTTGGTAAAATGAAAAATAATGTTTACACTAGCCAATATGGATATAAATTAGTACCTAAAAAAATTAAGGGATCAGGCTTAGAAGTAAAACAACTATTTGAATATAGTGATTTCCAAGAAGGAAGAATTAGTGGTTTTGATAAAGTAGAAGAAAAAGTAAATGCTATTTCTACTCTTTTATCAAATGCAAAAAATGAAACAGTAAAATTTTATAACGAAAATCCAGGATCATATGCTGTAGTATATTCTACAGACATGGTGAATGAATTATTAGATGACATAGCAGAAATGTTAAAACAAAGTAAATAATGAAAACATTAACAGAACAATACAGATTAATCAAAGAAGACAAAGGTCATAAAGGTGTTTTCCTTAAGGAGGCAAAACAACAATTCCCAAATCTTATTAAGAATAATGCTACATTTAATGAAGCATCTACTATCCTGAAACAAAAGAATATCATTTCAGAAAATTTTGTTGGTACTCCTATGATAGGAAATCCAATTGAAAGAAAAAAAGAAGGATTTGAAAATGCTTTTGAAAATTTCTTAGCTGAAGCTGAAGCAAAAGCTGAAGAGAAAAAAGTATCTAAAGAAGTAGAAGAAATTGATGAACATAATTACGATTATGAGGATAAAAAAATGCCTAATAATATGATATTTGGTCAAGTTCAAATGGGATACTATTGTGAGTATAAAGATTCTAAAAATGAAGGAAAAACCGATTCTGAATTATTAGAGATTGTTTATAAAAACTTAGCTAAAGATCCTATTTTTTATACTAAAAATGGACAATTTGGAGAAAAAGATTTAGGTTATACTGATGATGCTCCAAGTTTAGGACCAACTGAAGAACCAAAAGGTGAATATAAATCATCAGGATATGGCAAACTTAAAGAACATTCAATTTCATTAGCAGGTGGTATAGTAACAGGCACAGGATTTTCTCATATGAATTATATGGATTATTTTGATTTAAATGAAGAAAGTGTTGAAGATATTAAAGCTAAATCAGAGGCTACAGATGAATTAATTGATAAAACAAAAGAATTAAAAAAAGAATTAACATCTGAAAATATTAGACCTGAAGTATTTCAAAGACTAGATGGTTTAATGCCATTAAGTACACTTGAAACTCTTATAGATGAAATATCTACAGCGTATAACAGTATAGAAGATGCTAGAGATGCAGTTCAAACAATATTTGCAGATGAAGAAATACGTGAATTTGATGCTAGTGATGTTGTGGAATATTTTATCATCCAGTCTCAAAACGCATTAGGTAGAGATTCTGATTTAAATCTAATAAAAAGATTAATCAACCATTCAACATCATAATATTATGAAACAAGTACTTATTGAAACACAATTATTTAAACCATCCAAAGGTTTACTATCAGAAGGTAAAATGTCTGAAAGTGGTAATCCTTTAGTACAAGGTATATTAGCCACAGCTGAAGTAAAAAATGGTAATGGTAGGTACTACTCTAGAGATTTGTGGAATAGAGAGATTGATAAGTACATGGAATTAGTTAACCAAAATAGGGCATGTGGTGAATTAGATCATCCTGAATCTCAAGTTGTTAACTTAAAAAATGTTTCACATAATATTAAAGATATAAGCTGGGATGGAGATAATGTAATGGGTACAATAGAAATTCTACCTACTCCATCAGGAAACATATTAAAAGCATTAATCGAAAGTGGTATTACAGTAGGTGTATCATCTCGAGGAATGGGATCATTAGAACAAAATGGTGAATTAATGGAAGTACAAGATGACTTTGAGTTATTATGTTGGGATTTTGTCTCTACACCTTCTAATCCAGGTTCATACATGACATTAAAAGAAGGCAAAGAAAATATTATAAATCCTTACTCTAAAGCAAACAGTATAGTAACAGAAATACTATGTGCAAACGGCAACTGTCCAATATTTTAATTATGAAAGATTTTAATTTAAGAAAATATTTAGCTGAAGGTAAGTTATTAAAAGAAAATATACAAGATGAAGATTTGTTAGCATCTCAAGCTATTGATATATTAGATGAATTTCGTGTATATGCTGAAAGTGAAAATTTAATTCAATATTTAAATCAATCAATGGATTATCTAGAAAGAATCCCATCAAATGATGATGTATACAGTGCAATACAAGCTGTTGCTGATGGTTTAAACCCATACACAGGTGAAGAATTTGACTACGAAGTAGATGATATGCAGTCTGAATTAGAAAGACTTATAAATTAAAACCGCGACCTTCAAGACTCCCCATATATTTATATCTGAATATGCTATCCCTTCGGACATATAGCATCCAATAAAATAAAATCTATTACGTTTCCCAATAAACGTACTTTCCCAACAAAACAAAAATTTAGGAATAATGGCAAAAAGAGACATTCTCAAAGAAGCTATTGCTGACGCCAAAGCCGTTAAAGAAACAGCTATCGCAAACGCAAAAGCAGCTCTAGAAGAAGCCTTCACACCTCAACTAAAATCCATGCTATCTGCAAAGTTAGAAGAAATGGAATTAGAAGAAGAAAACATTGATGAAGCTGAACCTCTTACTCCAAACAAAGACATGAGAAAACCTGGTGACAGGGATGTTGAAGATGGAGCTGAAGAAGAAAAAACAGAAGAAGAAAAAGATTCAATGGAAGAAGAAATCGATCTAGACGAAATTTTAAAAGAAATCGAAGGTGAATTAAACGAGGAAGAAACAGTTACTGAAGAAGAAATAGTTTCTGAAGAAGACGAATCTGAAGCTGAACGTGCTGACGTAGACAAATATGAATACGAAGAAGGCAAAGAAGCAGGAGAAGAAGATGAATCAGAAGAAATTGATTTAGATGATATGACTGATGAAGACCTTAAAGGATTTATCGAAGATGTTATTGCAGACATGGTTTCATCAGGTGAATTAGAAGCTGGTGATAGTTTTGAAGAAGAATCAGAAGAAGTAGAAGTAGACGGTATGGATATTGAAATGGAAACTGAGGAAACTGAAGAAATTGAACTAGAAGAAGAAACAACTGAAGAAGTAACCGAAGAAGCTAAAGAAGACTCTGAAGAAGAAATTAAAGAAGATGAAACAATAGCTGAAGTCTATAAAGAAAAAGATAACAAAGAATTAGAAGAAGCAAATGCTACTATCGAAACTTTGAGATCAGAATTAAACGAAGTTAACCTGTTAAATGCTAAATTGTTATATACTAATAAAATCTTTAAAGCTAAAAGCTTAACTGAAAGCGAAAAAGTAAAAGTATTAGGTGCATTTGATAAAGCAACTACAGTAAAAGAAACTAAATTGGTATTTGAAACTTTAAACGAAGGATTAAAAACTAAAAAATCACCAATTAAAGAATCTTTAGGTTCTGCTTCAAAAGCAACAGGCAACTTTAAAACTAAAAACCCAATTATTGCAGCTGACCCTATGGTGGCAAGGTTCCAAAAATTGGCAGGTTTAAAATAAATTTAAAAACAATTAAAAATTAATAAAATGAGTCAATTAAATTCTCTATTAGAAAGCTCTGCAAAAGGTTGGAAAAACATGCAGAGTGACGCAGCTAGACTAGCGTCAAAGTGGGAAAAAACAGGACTTTTAGAAGGAATGGACAGTGAGATTCACAAGAATAACATGTCATTAATTCTAGAAAACCAAGCTAAACAATTAGTTGTTGAGCAATCACAAACAGACCAAGGTGGTTTTGCTGCCAATGGTGGAAATGGTGCTCAATGGGCTGGTGTAGCTTTACCAATGGTAAGAAAAGTATTTGGACAAATAGCTTCAAAAGAGTTTGTTTCTGTTCAACCAATGAACTTACCATCAGGTCTTGTATTTTTCTTAGATTTCCAATACGGACAAGACAAAGATCTTAACTTTGGAGCAACTCCACAAGGAGATGTTTATACAAGTCCATCTTCTATGTATGGTAATACTAACCCAGCAAATGGAGCAGATCCATCTGATGGTCTTTACGGTGCTGGAAGATTTGGATATTCAATTAACCAATTCTCACAATCAGTTACTACTACAGTAGCTACTGCTTCTTGGGCAGATGTACATTATGATGCAGATTTATCTGCTTCTGCAGCTGCTGGTGAATTTACACAAGTATCTATTTTGAATGCTGATTTAACAAGACAAGATGATAAAGGTGTTAGAGCATTTGTATTATCTTCTGGTTCTGCAGGATCTGCAAACTCAGCAGCAAAGTTATTACCTCAATATACACATACTGATGGTACTAATATTTACTTTATATTTACAGGTTCAGTAGCATCTGCAGATATTCCAACTGCTGGAGGCGATGGTCTTTGTTTATATAACCAACAACCAACTTCTGATTTTAGAGGTGATTTCGAAGATGCAGCAGATGCAGGTTATCCAAATGAACAATCTAATACTACATTATCAATTCCATCAATCGATGTGAAAATGAAATCTGAAGCAATTGTTGCTAAAACTAGAAAGTTAAAAGCACAATGGACTCCAGAATTTGCTCAAGATTTAAATGCTTACCAAGCACTAGATGCAGAAGCAGAATTAACATCTATTATGAGTGAATACATTTCAATGGAAATTGATTTAGAGATCCTAGATATGTTAATCCAAGATGCATCAGCAGCTGATGAATATTGGAATGCAGAAAACAACCAGTCATTAAATGCCGCTAAAAACGGATATGACAACTTGAATTTCTTCAATACTCAAGGACAATGGTTCCAAACATTAGGAACTAAAATGCAAAAAGTATCAAACAAAATTCACCAGAAAACTCTTAGAGGTGGTGCTAATTTCTGTGTGATATCTCCTTCAGTAGCTACTATCATTGAATCAATCCCAGGATTTGCTTCAAACAGTGATGGTGATGCTTCAAAAGGTAAATTTGCATTCGGTATCCAGAAAATGGGACAAATGAACAGCAGATATGATGTTTATAAAAACCCATATATGACTGAAGGTACAATCCTTATGGGATATAGAGGTAACCAGTTCCTAGAAACAGGTGCTGTATTTGCTCCTTACATTCCATTGATCATGACTCCATTAGTATACGATCCAGACACTTTCACACCAAGAAAAGGTCTATTAACGCGTTATGCTAAGAAAATGATCAGACCAGAATTTTACGGAAGAGTATTTGTTAGCGGATTAGCTTCTGTATAATAAAATACAAACATAAATTCTAAAAATTAGACCTGGCTTTTTAGTCAGGTCTTTTTTTGTTTTAATTATTTTTTCTCATATTTATAACCAAAACCATGGCTGATTTCACCCTTTTAATTAGAGAAAGAGTATTACTTGAAGGTACCGAGAGAGGTACAGACTATAACTTATCAATAAAAGATGTTGAGAATATAGATAATCGTATTGTTACTGTCCCTTCTGGAAGTACAACCACAATCTTTAAATATGATGATCTACCTGGAGCAGGCACATTCAGAACTGGAAGTTTTAAATATGGAAGAATATCAAATTATTCAACAACAGTTCCACTAAATTTAAAAGTTTCATCTTCAACAGAATTACTAAACTTCTCAGTAGCAGCAGGAGGTACTTTTATGCTTTCAAC